CGTTGCCGTCATCGGTGACGAGCCACTCGGTGCGGCCTTCCTCGGTGTAGATGAATCCGGCCTGTATCTGCGCCAGCTTGATGTACTTCGTGATCGCCGCGTCGATGGTCACCCGCTCGCCGGATTGTAGCCATATGACGAACTCCTCTTCCATCTGCTTGTAAAGGCGCCGCTGATCCGGCGCCATGGAGTATTCCCGGATGGAGTACAGCTTGGGCGGTAGGTCGGTCCAGTCCTCCTTGGTGGCGCGGAACACCCATGGGTCCACTCTTTCGGCGAGGATTTCTTCGTTCTGCGCCCCGAGGACGATCTTGTTGGCGAAGCCGCCCATTCGACAGAACGCCGCCTTAAACGGCTGATATTCCATCGTCGGCAGATTGCCGATGGCCCGCATCTGCGCCCATAAGTCTTGCGGACCCTGCGAAATAGGTTTCCCCGACAGGATGCGCTTGTATTCGAACTGCGGGGCAAGATGAAGGATACCGCGGGTGTGCAGACTCGACGGGTCTTTCAGCTTGATGCTCTCGTCTTCCGCGAGCATCGCCTTCTTGCCCTTGATGAAGCGCTCGATGAACTGCAGCCCGTTGGAGTATTTAAACCCCTTCTTTTTGGTGCCCGACTTGCGGATCGCTTCGTGGTTAATAATAAGCACGGGCGGTTTGATATACTCTTTCTTGAGCCACGCGTCGTTCTGCCAGTCGTTCCCCGAGCCGTAGATCAGGACGTCGAAATCATACCCCCACTTTTCGATTTCGTCGAGCCAGCCGCCCTTAAACGAATTAGGGCACGATATGACGAGACGAGTGCACCCCCCGGTGTCGACGAGACGCTTGAAATTCTCCAACGTCGTAAGTGATTTGCCGAGCCCCTGCTCCATGTAGAAGCCAAAGCCCTTGTTCCATTGACCGCGCTCAAGCGCCGCGTCCTGCACCGGGTGGAGTTTGTTCATCGAGGAAATCCGTGTATCTCGCTGACGTATTGGCCGTTGGTATTGAACATTCCGTCGACGACATCGACCGCGTACCAATCGTACACCAGCGGGGCGTCGGTTGTCAATTCCCTTTGCGCGTACTCGATGTATTGCCGGAACCGCGATTCGAGGACGCGCAGGTGCTTGGCCACCGTCTTGTTGCCCATCGATATTTCCATGCGCAGGAACACACACGCTTCGATGTAGTCGGCGCACTTGACGATGAACTTTACGAGGGGGTGCGGCGGCGAAACATCGCCGCAGGATAGTTCCTCGTCGTCGTACGCCTCGATGCTATCGACGATGGCCTCGGATTGAACATGCGGCTTCATGTATGACGGGAAATCCCCCGTCACGCTTTCGTCGTGGTCGTGATAAAGCGCGTACATCAGCACCGCCTCGCGCTCATCGGGCCAGCGTCGGCGCGCTATCCTTTCGGCGATCAGCGCCACGTTGAAGGAGTGTTCCGCAACGGATTGGGCCCGTATCGTCCCAACGACGCTCCAGCGCTTAACTACCGAAAGGCGGTGGTCCAGTTCGGAGAAGATCATTCCATCGCCTTTGCACTAATGATTAGGGCGTAGTTGGCGACATCTGCCGCCTCGAGAAGTTCCTCGACCATATTGCCGCGCTGGACGGCTTGCCGAAGCTCGGCAACCTCCCCGTCGAGCTTGCCCAGACAGTCGATAACGGAGACATTCTCCCATTTGCCCTTCTTCGAATGGACGCCGAGCTTGTATACCATCGCCTCGACAAAGCGACGAATTTCCGGCGCATATTGCTCAACTTCCTCGGGAATGTTGATTACTATGTGGTTCATCTCGGCGCCCCTAGAACGTAGACACGTCGTTGTCGTGCGGGCCCCATCCGTACAACACGGCGGGTCGGTACGACAGATGGGTCCCGATGGTCGCGTCGATCATCTTCATGAACGCAGGGACGTTTCGCACATAGTTCATGAAATTGACGTATACTACATCGGGTTGGTTCGCCTGCAGCGCCTCGGCAAACTGCAACGCCGAGAAGGTGAAGACACGTCGCACCCGGTTTGTTACCGTGGTTCGTTCCTCGGGGACGCCGAGCGTGTGCCAGTCAGTTTCCTCCTGATCCGGGTAATGGTCGCCACTGCTGTATCCGTCGACGTTGCCGACGCGGATCGGGTACGACCGGATAACCATGTAAGTTCGCCGGACAAACCGGGGCGCGACGCGGGCGTCGGATATGCCCTGCATAACCGTGCACTCGCGGCTCGTCACCTTCGGATAGAACCGCGAGTTGAGGCCGAGGGAGAACCCCTGCGATACCTCCATGAAGAACCTTTCGGCGTCGTAGTACTGTGCCGAAAGGTCGCCGGTAAAGACATTCGGCGGCATGTTATAGCGGCGGTGACCGATCTTGCCCCATACGGCTTCGGGCTCTCGGAATACCTTGCGGGCCAGCGCCGCCCCGGTGCCCGACCGCGTGCCCGCCACGGCGGCTATGGAACCACCCGTCTCTGCGATCTTGGCGGCATCGTCGATCACGGCGGCATTCGGATGGACGCAGATATGGACGCCGGGGTACTTGATCGCCTCGGCGTGAAGGATCACCGGGTCGACGATAGCGCCCGCCGAAAGGATGGCGTTCTGCGTCTCGCCGGTCAACAGCGCCGTCTTGACGGCGAAGGTCGGCAGCTGCTTTAGGACGTGCTTCACGCCATCGTGGTAGAACGTGTGCCCCGAATTGGGGCCAGCGTTGGATATCGTCCCGGCGAAGCGTACCCCCTCGTCGTACGCCTTGCGGGCGAGGTAGGACGCAAACGCGCCCTTCCCCGTCGACCCGAACTGCCCGTCCACCAGAACGTGGACGCCGTTGTCGTCGAATACCTTGTTCATCACGCCGCATCCTTCGTGTTGCGCTCGGCGCGGGGGCTCGGCGCGGGTTCCCGCTTGCCACCGCCTTCCGGCTCCTGCGTATGCCGCAGTTCCATCTGGTGTGCGAGGCGGATACCCCCAGCGAGCGCCGTATACCCGATGTCGTCGACGGAATGGTCCGGAATGGGCGACCCGTAGACGTTGCGCGATTTCTTCACGAGCGACATCATTTCGAGTACGTCGACCGCCGAAAGGTGGATCGCGGGGAGCGGCTGAATGCCGGTGGCGACGGTGATCGCGTGGTTGATGTAAACCGACCACAGTTCTGCGATCATGGTGAAGCTCGGCTCGAGTTCGCCGTGCTGTGTCCCCCTTTCGGTGGTGAAAGCCTTGACGGCTCCCGCCGCCAGATCAGCGGCTATCTTTCGGTCGTTGGTCATTGATTCAGTCTCCTGTGCCAGTATCTGATCAGAAATTCGGAGTTGCGCTCACCCTTGATCTGCGCGATACAATCGGAAAGGGCAAGGCTGTCCGCCGACTTACCAATATACCACACGCCGTCCTTGTAGCCAAGTACCGCCGCAATGCGATATAGAGGCGAATGCACGGATTGGGATTTCGCGTCGCGCTCCCAATCGTCGAGGTCGATCTTCTGCCGGGCGGTCGGGGCGAAGGTGTTGCCGTGCACTATCTTCGCCTCGACCAGCATCGCCGGACCGAAGGGGATGGCGAGCATGATATCCGGAACCCCCACGGCGTACTTGTCCTCGATGCGCCGGGCGTACCACCCATCGATCTTGAGTTGCGACACGAATTCCGTCTTGAGTTCCGTTTCGCGTCTCATTCGAAGGATTCCTTGTTCTTGCCGTACCACCACCCCGACACGACGAACACGAACAGGCCCTCGTCGACTTCTTCCTTCGAACGCACTTGCGACTTGGGGACCCATACCTGACTGCCGACAGTCGGGTCGACGAGGTATGCTTTTGCCGTGGTGTGTTCGATGCGGCCCTCGAACTGGAAATCTTCCTCGTCGTCAAACCTAGCCATAGCTTGCTTCACTCCAGTTTTTGCCCTTGCCCACGTCAACAGGGATCGGGACGATGATGTCGAAATCGGGCTCCTGCGCAACCCCCTCCAGCACTTGCCGTGCTTCCTCTGCCAACTTCTCGTTGCCGGTCTGGAAGATGGTGGAGTCATGGATTGACAGCAAGGTGTTGAACTCGTCGGGGTAGGCGTCTTCGATCTCATTGACGCGGATCAGCCCGGTTTTCATATGCTCGCCGCCGCTGTTCTGGATGACGCGCGACACCCCCTGATAGGCGTACCGTTTGTCCTCCAGCCACGCGACGCGCCCGAGAATATCCTTGACCCACCCCCGGCGCTTGAATGCGCCGATGACCGCCTGCTGGAAGTCGCGGATTTCGGGGAAGGCATCGTCGAGGAACGCCGCCTTGAGTCTCTTGGCCTCCCTTTCGTCGACGTGCAGACGGCGGGCAAGCTCCGGAATGCCGAGCATCGTAAGCATACCCATACCAAGGCGCTTGGCCTTGTCGCGGTCCTTGTTGTGAAACAGGAGTTCGTTGCACCGGTCGTGCATGTCCATCGTCCCGGCGCGATACCCCGCGACGAGTTCCGCCTGCTCGGAGTAATGCGTGAACAGACGCGGCTCCTGCTGCTGGAAGTCGTCCTCGTACAGGAGCATCCCCTCGTCGGCAATAACCAATGGGCGGACCTTCTTGCCTATCACTTTGTTGCGTTTCGGGAACGCCTGCAGGTTCGGGTCGGAGCAGGACAATCGCGCCCCGGCTACGCCGTATTCATCGGACTTGGACTGGTTAAGGGTCGGGTGGACCCGGCCATCGACATTGTGAGTGACTACGAGTGGCATCACGAATGAGTCGCGGAGCTTCTCGAGCCGTCGCACTTCAAGGATCGCGTTGCCGATGTCATTCGTCGAAAGAAATTCCTCCGTGAAGGACGGCTTCCCCGTGGCAGTGAGTTTGAACTCCGTAAACCCGTTGGCCCGATATAGGGCCTCGACTTCTTTCGGCGACCGGAAGTTGAACCCCGGCGAGAACGCCTTGGACGCTGCTGCGATCGCGTGTTTCAGCGTCGCCGGGTCGTTGATGTCGTCGCGGAGCAGACCCTCGCCGTAATCCATGTCGATCTTGAGCCCGCGATGGTGCATCCGGGCCAGATACGGCAGGAGTCGGCATTCCAGCGCCCACGGCTTGCGGACGCCGATCTCGTCGAGCAGGGGCTGTTGGACGTTGCGCAATTCGAGCGTAGATATACCGTCGCCCGTGGCGTAATTCACAACGACGGGATTATCACCCTCTAAGCGCCAAAAGTCCCTCATCGTCTTGCGATCCGGCAGCCCGCCGAAACGAGACGCCAGAAGCTGGTAAAGCTCCGCGCCCTTCTTGATGGTGACGCCCCGGCGCTCCGAGCAATCGTCGAGCCCGTAGCCCTTGGTTAGGTCGTTCAACAGCGCCTCGTTGATCATCGTATCTTCGAGGGGGTGCCAGAGCCGAACCCCGTGCTTCAACGACATGCGCAGGTCGAAGCCTAGATTGTGTCCGACCGTCAGGTATCCTTGGCGCGAGCGCTCAGCAAAAGCTTTTGCGAGTTCGTTTTCCCATTCTTCCGGTTGTGGGATATTACCACCAGCCTCGTGGCGAACGGGAACATAGAGGGAATTTTCGTCGTTGGTGATCACCCACCCGCAGACGATATCACGCCGCGAAAGGCCGGTCGTTTCCGTGTCGAAGGCGATGGGGCGCGGGTCATTCTTTACAATCCTAAGCGCCAGTTCGGGATCAATCCCTTGCATTAGTCAATCCTCGGTGAAGGGGTGGCCCCGGCGGCTCTACGCACCGGGGCCGGTCTGCCGCAATCCTCCCTCGCGGGAACTCGGATCGGGTCAGTATTTGCTGGACTTCTCCCCGGTCGGGCGCTCTCCCGTGGGTCCACCCTCGGACACCGGGGCCTCGTCGGCGTCGTCGTTGACGCGCCACGCGACGCCCTCCGAGTAGTGCCGATACATGGCCTCGAATTCGTGGTACTGGTCCTCGTCGCTAACATATCCGTCAGCGAGATACCCGTACCCGTTGTACGGCCCCTCGTCGCCAACCTCGTCGGTCTTGAACATCTTGAAGACCTGCCCGTAATGCTGCGCCGGGCGGAGGTCGATCTTCGACTGGAGCAGCTTTGCCGGGCGGATTGCCGAGCGGGTGTTGATCACGGCGACCGGCGACAA